TGCTGCAGGTCACAAAATAAAATTTGGTGTTAGACCTAAACTATAATGGCTAAAGCCTCTAAAGAAACGTTCTATTTAGGTAATAAAAACTTACCTGTACCCGAGACTAACTTTCAATGGAATGAGGCCATGATTGAAGACTTGGAGCGTGCGCGTAAGTCTATATTACACTTTTCTCGTTTCTTCTACATTGTTAATCTTGACGAAGGTAAACAACCAATTAAGCTTTATAACTATCAAAAGCGTATTTTAAAAGCACTTGTTGATCATAGATTTAATGTTGTATTAGCAAGTAGACAGATTGGTAAAGCATTAGCGTTAGACACACCAATACCCACACCTAACGGCTGGACTACAATGGGAGAATTAAAGACCGGTGATAAAGTTTACGGTTCAGATGGTAACGCGTGTAATGTTACTCAAGCACATGATATATTATATAATAGAGATTGCTATAAGGTTACTTTTGATAACGGAGAAAATATAATAGCTGATGCTGAACATTTATGGTTTACACAAAGTAGAAAAGAAAGAAATAGTAAGGGTTCAGTAAAAACAACAAAACAACTATTTGATACTTTAGAAACATATGGTGAAGAACCTAACCATAGAATACCAACAAATATTAACGGTATAGAAGGAATTAAAAAAAACTTACCTATAGATCCATATGTGCTCGGGTTATGGCTCGGAGATGGAGCAAGTGATGTTAATTCAATTACAGTAGGTAAAAGAGATATAACTGAAATAATTGATATATTAAAAAACCAGCAAACTCAGTTTGATAAACTAACATTAAAAGAATATAATACAGACGTATATACGTTGAGAATATCGGTAAATGAAAATGTACAAACAAAAGGTCTACTGTCATTATTAACATCTAATAATTTAAGAAATAATAAACATATACCTGTAGAATATATGTTAGCAAGCAGAGAGCAAAGACTACACCTCTTACAGGGATTAATAGATAGCGATGGTTATATTAATAAAGGTGGTGTTTGTCAATTTTACAATACTAATATACCTTTAGCTAAACAAGTGAAAGAGCTAACTGAAAGCTTGGGTTATAAGGTCACATATAAAGAATATATACCAAAGCTTTATGGTGTTGAATGTGAACCAGCGGCTTGTATTACATTTACACCCATTGAGTATATTTGTAGGTTATCGTTTAAACGTAATAGATTAAATATAAAGCCATTTGAAGTGCAATCTAAATTTAGATCTCAATGGCATTATATTAAAAATATAGAAAAGGTAGACTCAGTTCCGGTACGCTGTATAACTGTTGATAGCTCGGATAGCTTATATCTTTGTGGTAAGCAATATATACCTACCCACAATACAACCATCCTAACTATATTTGCTTTATGGATGATTTGTTTCCAGGACGATTATAGAGTATTATTAATTGCTAATAAAGAAGCAACAGCTATTAATATTTTTAAGCGTATTCGGTTGGCGTATGAAATGTTACCGAACTTTTTGAAACCGGGTGTTATAAACTATGCTAAAACCGGTTTAGAGTTAGCTAACGGTAGTTCAATTGGTATTAGTACCACCACATCTGATGCTGCCAGAGGTGAATCTATTAACTGTCTACTCATTGACGAAGCTGCATTTATTCCGCCTGAGTTTATGAACGACTTTTGGGAATCAGTATTCCCTGTAGTTTCGTCTTCGAAGAAGTCCAAAATTTTTATGTTATCAACACCTAATGGTGTGGGCAACTTATTTTATAATATATATACAGAATCTTTAGACAACAGTAATGGTTGGCACAATGAAAGAGTGGACTGGTGGGAGGTGCCTGGTAGAGATGAAAAGTGGAGAGATATGACAGCTAAGGCTCTTGGTTCTGTAGAAGCATTTAATCAAGAATATGGTAATGAATTTAGAGCAGCTGGTGAAAACGCTTTAGATAGTGACTTAATGTTAGAGTTCGAAAAAACAGCTCCAGAACCCATATTAACAAGCGATGATGAATGCTATAAGATTTATGTAGAAAGAAAACCAAGACATTTCTATACAATTGGGGTTGACGTTGGAGATGGTATTGGTAGAGCTAACTCTGCTATTCAAGTACTGGATATTACGGATTTAACCAATATAGAACAGGTCGCTACGTACGCAAATAACAAGCTTGACCCTTTTAATTTTGCTGGGAAATTAGTGGAAATAGCCCACGAATGGGGAAGGCCACCTTTGTTAGTAGAACGCAATAATTGCGGTGCTCAGGTTATAGATGCATTAATACATACTCACAATTATGAAAGCTTAATAAAGTACACACCGAGTATGGGTACGTTTACTGAAAAGGCGGATAGAGATAATAGAATGGGCGTATACTCGCACACTAATAGTAAGTTCAATGCAATGGCAAACTTACGTTATTGGATGTCTACTTTAAAGTGTCTTAAGTTGTACGACAAAGAAACCATTAATGAGTTTAAAACATATGTTAAACAAGCCAATGGTGTGTGGAAAAAACAATCAGATCGTTATTTAGACGATAGAGTAGAGTCCTTAATATGGGCATTATTTGCTTTAGATACTAAAGTAGTAGAACAGTTTTATGAAGTAATGGAAAGAGATGGTAATGGTAAACCACTAAAAATAGCTCCGTTAGATTGGGACCCGTTTAGTGTGGGTGATATTGAACTACCAAGCCAAAAAGATTTATATAATAGGTACGAAAAAGGTAAAAGTCCAGATGCAACAGTACGTAACCCAACTATATTTGCCGGTAAAGACAATAACTCTGACGTTGATGAGTTATACGCACAGGGATGGAAGCCGCTGAACTTCAATTCAGCTTCTGGTCGTTTAAACGGTGGAATGTTTTAGTACATAAAAAAAAGCCGTTATTGCTAACGGCTTTGTAAACTGTACTATGTCTAAGTCTTAAGCAAAGAGATCGTCGCCAACCTTTGGCTCTTTAGTAGCACCTGCTGTAAACTTCTTTGTGTTTTGAAGTTTCTTGATATCGCCGTGCTCTTCTTTTGGTTCTGGCTCATTACGGATCTTACCATCTTCAGCTTTACCACCTGTAGCTTTGTTTGTACCTTTTGTACTTGCTACAACTGGCTTGCTAACTGAATCAGGATTACCCTTCTTTAAGGAACCATTAGCTTTAGTTAAAACATGACCTTCGTCTTCTGCTTCAACTTCTTCAGCTACCATTCCTTCATCTTCGGTATGGCCAGCAATTTCTTGATCTTCATCAGGTAAATCACCGTGTTCAGCATCTACTTCTTTATCTTTCTTTAAAAATGAAAGAACCTTTTCAAGCATTTCAATAGCTTCCTCATGTGTAGGAAGTTCTTCGTGCTGCATTTCATCGCCGCCCATTTCAGCACCATCTGCAGCTGCGTCAGTAGCAGGCATTACACCAGCTTCTTCTTCATCGTGCATCATTGCTTCTTCGTTTTCGTTGAATGGAACACCTTTGATTGCGTTCTCATATAGTTGATCGAATTTTGATTTTGACATAGTAAACTTTGGTTTGTAGATATATTTATTGTTTTCAGCTACAGTTTCTTTAACTTTTTCTTTAGCAGTAGTATTTTTCTCTGCTTCTGTATCTGCTTCTCCTTCTTTTGCTTCATGCTCTTCTTTACCTTCCTCTTCATCTTTCATTTTCTTAGCATCAGCGCCTGGATCTTCCATTTTATCTACGGGCTTAAAGCCGCTCTTTTTTGGATTTAATCCAGCAGGACCGCTTTTTGGTAATGGTGGTGTAACTTCTGCACCATCAACCTTTTTAACACCAGGACCGCCCCCGAGTGCACTTCCGGCCTTAACCATGTTCTCAGTTAGATATACACTTGTATCTGTATGTTCTACAGCTTGAGTAGCTTTTTCATTAACTACATCAGGAACTGAAATATTAGCAGCGGCAATATTTCCATAAAGTTCGCCGAGGTCGGATAGGTTTTTAATCTTCATTTACAATATTATTTAGTATATCTGGCTGTAAATCTATAGATTATAGTAAATAATTTTAATGTGTGCGTCTTTTCTATCTAAATATTGTATTGATACTGGTACATATACACCACCAGGTGTTGATGGTGTTGGGGATCAATTAAGTGGTGGATACAATTGTACGTACGGAACAAGCGGTGTTAGATTTCTTAATGTTGCTGATAACAGCGCGCAGATATCTTTATTCAATAGTTGGTGGCAAGAACAAATAAGTCAATATGGGCAGCAAATTAACTATTATATAAATGGTTATAATTTATCCGCTCATGATTATCTATATGGAGAGCATACATTATTAAGATATGCCCCACCTATTCCAATGGTAATGGCAATCCAGTTAAGTAATGATAATGTTATATTAAGCAAATTCGGTTTACAGGGTGAAGCAGATTTAACGGCTTGGATTGGTATAAACACTTTCACAACAACGGTTACCGCAGTTAGCGGTGCGCTTTCTGCATATAACTACGAACCTAAAGCAGGAGATCTCATAGAGTTAGCAGAATACGGTTCTACCCGCCCTAATGGTAGATCAGGTAAAGTATTTGAAATAACAGAACGTCTTGATGAATCCGGTGGTGAAGAATCTAACCAAATTATGGGCCATTATATATGGACTATAAAAGCGAAACGTTATGAATGGAATTACGAACTTAGTGCTCCACGTGAAAAGAAAATGGATCAAGTATATGACAACAAATATGAAGGTCCAGTTAACAGTTTACCAAAAGTACTGGAAACAAAAGAATATACGCAATTTGTTGATAAACCTTCAGCAGAAGTATTTGATTATAGAGAGAACGCTCAATCCAATACATTAGTATACGGTGACTACGAAGACACTAATGTACTTGTAAGGTTAATTGGTGTCACAAATCAAGCCGGTACAGTTACCGGTGCAGTTGCAGTTTCCGGCGCAAACACGTACTTAGTAGCTAAGAGTCCTAATAACTAACAGATGTATCAATAAGTATTTACCTCCTTCCATGTCCGTAGATTATCCAAATTTAATATTTCCTCACGAACTACCAACGGTACCAAGTTTATCTGGACAGGACCTAATTTATCTTGAACAACCAAACGGAGACGGTACATACACGTCATATGCTGTTTCGTTATCAGCATTATTTGGGTGGAGCGGTGCAAGTGGTGGTGGCGGTGGTGGTTCAGGTATTTCTGGCTTTAGTGGTTACAGTGGTTACTCCGGTGCGTCTGGCGCACCTGGTGGTACGTCAGGTTATTCTGGTTATAGTGGTACGCAAGGTATACAGGGTATACCAGGCATTCAAGGTATTTCTGGTTACTCGGGTTTCTCCGGTGCAGCTGGTTCGGATTATGTTTTCCCGTCAAACTTGACAGTATCTTTAGCTCCAGGTTATACATTTGGTCAATATAAAAACGGAGACGTTATACCTGCCTCAGGTTTAACTGTACAGCAAGTTATTAATTTAGCTATTAGTGGTGTGGTACCTACCCCGACACCTACACCGGTCGTCACTTATACACCGACTCCGGCCCCTACAAGTACGCCTACAGTAACTCCAACCCCTGTACCTACAAGTACACCTGTTCCAACAGCTACAGCTACTCCTACACCAACAGTTACACCAACACCTACTGTAACACCAACACCTACAGTAACTCATACTCCTGCTCCAACAGCTACCCCAACACCGACACCAACAGCTACTCCAACTCCAACACCTACTGGTATGGCTGGTGTAATATACTTTGGTCCTTCTGCAGCTGTACCAACTACTTCAAGCGATGTACAAGCCTTAAGTTCTACGTACACAAATGGCGCAAATCCATTCAATTTCTGGACAGGAACGACTTATAACAACTTTACAGTAGCTTTACCTGCTGCAAACAATTTAGTAACTATTATAGATGCAAATGCATTCTTTGTTGATTTGACAGATCACTTCAGCACTCAAAGCACGGTAAGCATAACAGTGGGTGGAACTCCTACTACCTATAACCTATATACTATGACGAACGCTATACCATATAGTCCTTCGCATAAACTATTAGTAACATTCTCGTAACATGGCATTAACTCCAGGCTTAGAAATTCCATTTGGTATACAACCAGTCAACCCGGTACCGGTTGATACGTGGTCAGGTCCTTATTATGGACCAAACGAAACCGCAGCAAAAGCAGCAGCTAATGCAGCAATACCTCAAGCAATAAGATTTCAATCATTACAGGTTCGTCTTATTATTGCAGGTGTGCCTTATATATACTGGTACGATACAGGTACGACAGATACTGACTTACACATATTTTCAACAGGTGGTGGTGGTACATCTGGTTACTCTGGTTATTCGGGTGTTAGTGGCTGGTCTGGTATATCTGGTTATTCAGGCTTTAACGCTAACAACCAATCTGTAACATATACAAATTCGTTTAGTGCAGGTCAAGCAATTTATAAAACAACAGGTGGTTACGATTTAGCTTTAGCAAACGATATTAATACTTCTGAAGTTATAGGGGTAGTACAATCTGCAAATAGTAGCGAATTCACATATGTTATTAATGGTTATATTTCAGGACTAACTGGTATTGAAGATGCTACATGTTATTACCTTTCAGACACAGTACCCGGTCAAATAACAACAGATGCTCCTACTGCAAGTGGTAGTGTCATTAAACCGGTATTAATTGGTACAGGTACAACAACTGGTGTGGTTGTTGAATTTCCTGGAGTAATAATTGGTAGTACAAACAATGGTACCAGTGGTTATTTAGCACGTTGGACTGGTGCCCATTCTTTAGGTAATAGTAGTATATTTGATAGCGGTCCAGATGTTATAATAGACGCCACCACAACTATTAATGGTGATTTTAATATTCTTGGCACATACCTTTTAAGTGGTGTACCGGTTTTCGATGGTGTTAGTGGTGTATCGGGTTATAGTGGTTATAGTGGTACAAATGGTACTAATGGTATAAGTGGTATGTCCGGTAAGAGTGGTTATAGTGGTTGGTCAGGTTATTCTGGTTCCGGTGTTTCAGGTTATAGCGGTTATTCAGGTATTTCTGGTTTTTCAGGCTTTAGTGGTTATTCCGGTATAAACGGTATAATAGGTGTAAATGGTACTTCCGGTTACTCTGGTATATCTGGTTACTCCGGTTATAGTGGTATAGATAGTTTAGGCTTCAACTATCGTGGTCAATATGACAACACTCAAACATATAGTATTAACGACATTGTTACTAACGGTCAAAATTTATATGTAGCTTTAGCTTCATCAACCAACCCAGGTATAGTTTTAACTAATACAGCTGTTTGGAATAAATCAGTTACAGGTACTTCAGGCTATTCTGGTTGGTCTGGTATATCCGGTTTTAGTGGTTTAGGTTTTTCAGGTAAGTCTGGTTACTCAGGTTATTCTGGTACTAACGGTACCAATGGTGCTTCTGGTTATAGCGGTATATCAGGTTACTCTGGTACTGCAGGTGCAAGCGGTATATCAGGTTATTCTGGTGCAGCAGGTACAGGAAGTGGATCTATTAACTATTCTGATGTTATAGTTGTAAGCACAAAAGCTGATAATTATTGGACTGCATATACATTAACTGGGAATGTTGAAGGGTTATATAGCAATTCGCCTTTAACGTTAAGTTCTCAAACTGTATACGGTAAACAGTTTAGTAGTGGTACTAAAACACTTATTGTAAATGATGGACCAATACACACTAATAGTACGTATGGTATAGTAGTTGAATTTCCTTCAAGCCCAAACGTGGGGGATGTTATTAGTGCTCCTTGTGTCACAATAACTAATATAGTTAGTGCCGGTTATTTTGTTCCGGGTACTGTATATACAATTGTAACACCTGGCGATACTAATTGGTCTTCTGTAGGTGCATCACAAAATTATTCAGGATTTACTTTTACAGCTACCAGTGCTGGTACGTGGGATCCAGGAGCTGGTACAGCTTCAACCCCGGCTGGAGTAGCTTACTTAATATTTAAACCAGCCTCAGGACAAGTAGCTGTACTACAATTCCAAGGTGGTGGTCAAGTATATCCATTTGGTCAAGGTGCTTCTTATATTGCAGCTTATGTTCCGCTCGGTGGACAATTTGGAGCTCAACCTATCACTTGGGTATATGCAGGGGTAATGGGTGGTGTACCGACTTGGTATCAAATGTACTTCTAATCTTAAGCTGTTCGGGATATATTTAGTTTAAAACTAAATTAAGGCTTTTTATAATAAATTATTAAAAAGCCCACTTAAAAGATATAAATAATTTGTAATAACCCAATAAATTTATGTCATTACCCAATCGAGGCGCTTTTTCTGCAGTTTATAATCCAATCGGTGTATCAGGTTTCTCTGGTTACTCTGGTTCCGGTGTGTCCGGTTATAGTGGCTGGTCTGGTGTATCTGGTATCTCAGGCTGGTCTGGTATCTCTGGCTATAGTGGCTGGAGCGGTATATCTGGCTTTAGCGGTACATCTGGTTACAGCGGTACATCAGGCTTTTCAGGCTGGAGCGGTATTTCTGGTTGGTCAGGTATTTCAGGCTGGTCTGGTTGGTCAGGTATTTCTGGCTTCAGCGGCTTCTCAGGTTGGTCTGGACAATCGGGTTATTCAGGCACATCTGGCTTCTCAGGCTTTAGTGGTATTTCAGGCTGGTCCGGTATTTCGGGCTTTAGCGGTACATCAGGCTGGAGTGGTATCTCTGGTTGGTCTGGCATAAGCGGTTGGTCAGGTATTTCTGGCTGGTCTGGTATAAGCGGTTATTCTGGTACATCAGGCTGGAGCGGTATTTCGGGTTATTCTGGTACGTCTGGCTTCTCAGGCTTTAGTGGTATCTCTGGTTGGTCAGGCATTTCTGGCTTCAGCGGTACGTCAGGCTGGTCCGGTATTTCCGGTTGGTCTGGTATTTCTGGTATTTCCGGTTGGTCTGGTATATCAGGCTTTAGCGGCTTTAGTGGTATTTCAGGCTTTAGCGGTACTTCAGGTTATTCTGGTACCTCAGGCTTCTCTGGTTGGTCAGGCATTTCTGGTTGGTCTGGTTATTCAGGCTACTCTGGTTGGTCTGGCGTAAGCGGTATTTCAGGTTGGTCTGGTATTAGTGGCTGGAGTGGTATCTCAGGCTGGTCTGGTATTTCAGGCTTCAGTGGTACGTCTGGCTTCTCAGGCTTTAGCGGTATTTCAGGCTTCTCTGGTTGGTCAGGCATTTCTGGCTTCTCTGGTTATAGCGGCGTAAGCGGTTGGTCAGGTATTTCTGGCTGGTCTGGTATTAGTGGCTTTAGCGGTATTAGCGGTTACTCCGGTTGGTCAGGTATTTCAGGTTGGTCTGGTATTTCAGGCTTCTCTGGTTACTCTGGTACAAATGGTACGTCAGTAACTATTATTGGTACAGTTCCTACAGTCGGAGTCGATCCTCAAACAACATTAAATACAGCTTACCCAAGCGCAGTTAATGGTAATGGTGTTATTGATGAAGCATCTGGCGATTTATGGGTATACGGTAATGGTGTATGGGCAAACGTTGGCCAAGTAAAAGGTGACTCAGGCTTCTCTGGTTGGTCTGGTATATCCGGTTGGTCCGGTATTTCAGGTTGGTCAGGTATTAGCGGCTGGTCTGGCTTTAGCGGTATTTCTGGCTGGTCTGGTATTAGTGGCTTTAGCGGTATTTCAGGCTATTCTGGTACATCAGGCTTTAGCGGCTTCTCTGGTATTAGTGGTTACAGCGGTTACTCTGGTACGTCTGGTTATAGCGGCTGGTCCGGTATTTCAGGTTGGTCAGGTATCTCTGGCTGGTCTGGTATTAGCGGTTTCTCTGGCACTTCGGGCTGGAGCGGTATTAGTGGCTTCTCAGGCTACTCCGGTATATCGGGCTTTAGCGGTACATCTGGCTATAGCGGTATTTCTGGTTGGTCAGGCTTTAGCGGTATTTCAGGTTGGAGCGGTATTTCAGGCTTCTCTGGTACCTCAGGTTGGTCTGGCATAAGCGGTTGGTCAGGTATTTCTGGCTACTCCGGTTGGTCTGGTATTAGCGGTTATAGCGGCTGGTCTGGTATTTCAGGCTTCTCTGGTACATCAGGCTACTCTGGTATTTCAGGTTGGTCAGGTATTTCTGGCTGGTCTGGTATTTCAGGCTTTAGCGGTACCTCAGGTTGGTCAGGCATTTCTGGCTTTAGTGGCTGGTCTGGTATTTCAGGCTGGTCTGGTTGGTCAGGTATTAGCGGTTATAGTGGCTGGTCTGGCATTAGCGGCTTCAGCGGTACTTCTGGCTACTCCGGTATTTCAGGTTGGTCAGGCTGGTCTGGTATATCCGGTTGGTCTGGCATAAGTGGCTGGTCCGGCTTTAGCGGTATTAGCGGTTGGTCAGGTATATCTGGTATTTCCGGTTACTCTGGCTGGTCTGGTATTTCAGGTTACTCTGGTATCAGTGGCTATAGCGGCTGGTCCGGTATTAGCGGTTGGTCAGGTATTTCTGGTTACTCAGGCTACTCTGGTTGGTCTGGTATCAGTGGTGCTGACGCAACATTACAATTAACAATTCCATATTCAAACGACTTTACACCTGGTACTGTAATTTACAGAGATCAGAGTGGTTCGTACCTACGTGCAAAAGCAGACAGTATTTCTACTGTTGATGCAATTGGTATCGTACAAGACGCAACAGGAAGTCAGTTTACAATCGTATACAACGGTCAAATTTCAAACCTCTCTGGTTTAACAGATGGTTACGGTTATTACCTATCTGATCAAACAGCTGGTGCATTAACAGATACAGCTCCTTCATTAAGTGGCTCGTTCATTAAGCCAATGTTAATCGCTACAAGCGATTCAACAGGTGTTGTAGTTGAATATCCAGCAACTCAAATCGGTTCTACAAACAACGGTACAAGCGGTTACCTTGCATTATGGACAAGTAATCAAACACTTGGTAATAGCTTAGTAACACAAGTAGGCAACACAATTCACTTTGACGGTAACTTCGAAGTTACAGGTACAATTTCAATGAGTGGCGCAAACTTGCAAGGCTACTCAGGCTATTCTGGTTACTCTGGCGCTAACGGTGCTTCTGCTTCGTCAGGTTATTCTGGTTATAGTGGTATAAGCGGGTACAGTGGTTATTCAGGTATTTCCGGTTACAGTGGTATCTCAGGTTATAGCGGATATATAGGTATATCAGGTTATAGCGGTATTTCAGGTTATTCTGGTATAAGTGGGTATTCTGGTATAAGTGGCTATAGTGGTATATCTGGTTGGTCCGGTTATAGTGGTATCTCAGGCTATAGCGGTATTAGCGGTTGGTCAGGTTACAGTGGCTATAGTGGTCCTCAAGGTGATCCTGGCGTACAAGGATTTGCTGGTAATGACGGTACTTCCGGCTTCTCAGGTTGGTCTGGTATTTCAGGCTACTCTGGTACTTCAGGCTTTAGCGGTTATAGTGGTACATCAGGTTACTCTGGTACATCTGGCTTCTCAGGCTTCTCTGGTACATCAGGTTATTCTGGTACATCAGGCTTTAGCGGTATTTCAGGCTATTCTGGTACTTCAGGCTTTAGCGGTATAAGCGGCTTTAGCGGTTATAGTGGTACATCAGGTTACTCTGGTACATCTGGCTTCTCAGGCTTCTCTGGTACATCAGGTTATTCTGGTACATCAGGCTTTAGCGGTATAAGCGGTTATAGCGGTATCTCAGGCTTTAGCGGTATCTCAGGCTTTAGCGGTTATTCCGGTATAAGCGGTTATAGTGGTACATCTGGCTTCTCAGGCTTCTCTGGTACATCAGGTTATTCTGGTACATCAGGCTTTAGCGGCTTTAGCGGTACTTCAGGCTTTAGCGGCTTCTCTGGTATTAGTGGCTTTAGCGGTATCAGTGGCTACTCTGGTACATCTGGTTGGTCTGGTCAAACAGGCGCATCGGTATACGGTAGAACATACTTCTTCAATGAAACAGATAGTGATCAAACATCTTATGAAAGTTTGACATTACAACCAGGCGGTGGTTCAGTAAACGATGACGTTGTTGTAGTATCTACCGGTAATAGCTCACTTGCAAGCCCAGTATTAATTGATGGTTATTTAACACCAGCTGGTGAACCTGGGCTAACAGAAATACCTGCAGGTCTGTGGGATATTGAATTTTTCCGTAAAGTAAATTCAAATTCAGCAAACTTTGTATTCCAAGTATATACTTGGGTCAATGCAACAAGCAGTACAGGTACATTAATATTAAGTGCAGATTCTGGTGCGGTAACAGATACAACTACAACATATCAAAAAGTATCTTATGCTACAAATAGTATTACAACACTAAATGCAGCAGACAGAATCTTAACACAGGTTTACGCATACTCAACAAGTTCGTCGTCAGTATCTGCTACATTCATATATAACGGTACTACTAACTATTCAGTATTACGTTCACCAATCGGTCAAGGTGCTACAGGTGCTTCTGGTTACTCAGGTTATTCTGGCATTGGCACTTCGGGTTATTCTGGTACATCTGGTTATTCAGGCTTCTCGGGATACTCTGGTATTTCGGGCTACTCTGGTACTTCTGGCTTCTCAGGCTTTAGCGGTACTTCAGGTTATTCTGGTACATCAGGCTTTAGTGGCTTCAGCGGTACATCTGGTTACTCAGGCTTTAGCGGTACTT